GCGCATTGCGAAGATGAGTCCAGTAGGACCGCTCATTGGTTGAACGCCTGCGAGGTCATAAGCGACCAGGTTAGGCATTGAACGGCGGATCAGTGAGATCAGAACTGGATCGAAACCAGCAACTGTGGTGTCTCCACCTGCACTTGTATATCCACCATTACCAACTGCGTTGGTTGGACCTTCTGTTAGGAATGATCCAGAACGCTCAAATGCGGACTGCTCACGTAGGAATTTTTCTTGGTTTTCCAGCAGGACTGCGGTTACAGCTCTTCTGTGCGAATCTCCGATTGAACCGAGACCCTCATAATCGAGGAGAGGTGCCCACTTTTCCTGCAATTGTTCTGAATGGAACATTTGCGTTTACCTTTTGTAGTGTGACTGTTTGCGTTTGAATTATATTAAATTCAATTATTTGCTAAATGCTGAAAGAGTCTTCAGATATGCTGACATTGATCCAGATACAGTATCAGGAGCATTGTCTACACCCTCAGAAAGAGTTTCTGATTTAGCTGAAGGAGATGCTGATTTTGAAGGAAAATATGCTTCCTTTAAAGTCTCCAGTTTTTCACGATATTCTTCTTCACTTTCAAACTCAACACTTTCGGCAAGTGAAGCGAGCTTGTCTTTCTGAGTGTCTGCAAGACCTTCAGAAATCTCATCGAAAATTCCGTTTGCAACCGACTCTGCGAGACGCCTGTTTAGGGAAACATTCTTCTCAATTTGCTCGTTGAGTTTTGTCTCCATGTCATCAAGTTTTTCTACCATGCTCTCAAGCACATCATATTTATCTTCAGGGATTGATACATAATGTTCTTCAAAAAGTCCTTTCAGACCAGTCATGAAGGATTCGCTAAGCTCTTCCTTCAGACCGCTCTGGACTGCGAGTGTGTTCTCTTGGAACCACTCATCTGTAACATACTCAAGGTAGGAATCAACACGCTCTGCAAGAGCTAGTTTGATTTCTTCTACCTCTTCAACTAGACGCTCTTCGTAAACAGCTTCTAGTTGCTCTTTAATCTGACCTACTTTTGAAGTAATTGCTGCTTCAAAAATTGTCTTTGCTCTTTCTTTGAACTCTTCTGAAAGATTTTCACCTTCGATTAGAGCATTAACATCTTCTTCGATGTCATACTCTTCCTCTACTACTTCTTCTTCCTCATCCTCATCTTCTTCCGAAGATTCTACACCTTCTACTTCTTCCTCTTCAGTTTCTTCTTCAATCAAATCCTCATCATCGAGTTCTTCTTCTTCTTTCATGCCTTTCATTGGTTCTGCTGCTTTAGCACCCTTATTAACTACATCCTTAACTTGCTTAAGGGTTGTACCAGGTGTCTTTAGCTTAGCTGAATCGTCATCAGACTTGTAGTTTTCTGGAGTAGGACCACCCAGGTCCTCCCATGAACCGGTTTGACCGGGTGGGATATTTCCAGATAATTTTGGCATCCCTTCCGCAGCCTTAGCACCAGCATTGACAGCGGTTTTGGATTGCTTAGTGCCTACTTCCATTTCTTGTAAATCTCCACGAGACATTTGAACTCTCCGATTAACCTTAGTAATTTAATCTATATTTATTTATAAATTAATAAATTACAATGAATTTAAAAACTCATTGAATAGTGACAACTTATATTCCTCAAGAATACCTTCGTCAACAAGAGTATTTATTCTACGTTTTGTATTTTCTGCTGCCTTTTCTCTCAGCATACCGCCATCCCAGATCCACTCCTTACCTTCCATAATTCCCTGAACAAAAGCATCTGGTGCTGATGGATCTGCAACGATATCGGCAGCAGTTGCAAGCATGAAGTCTTCACCAACTTCATTGTATCCCTCTTTTGTCGGTCTTACTGAACCAATTCCACGAGAAGAAACGCCAAGAGTTACTCCCTCTTTAAGAAGTGACTCTGCAATCTTACCCATTGGAGTGGAAAGAATTTGTGCCTTACCAATAAAGTTATTTCCTTCTCTTTGAAGAGAAACAATTTTATGAGACACTCTATCTAGGTTTACGGTTGGTCCATCAGGATGTCCAAGTTCTCCAAGAGCACGCCCCTTATTTACATACTGTTCTGTATACCTTTTGACCTCTCTTTCCATAACAGTCATACGATATACTCTGTTATTGCGATTAGGTTCTTCTGTCTGAAGGAAAGGTCCTTGAATGTAAAGAGTCTTCTTACCGTTGACTGTTTCTGTAAGAACTTCTACTGATTCGATTTCTTCGGTGATTAGTTTCATCATGCTTGTCCTGAGATTTGTACTTGTTGGTAATAAATTGACCCAGCACCAATACCATAAGCAGAAATTTTATTTGAATGCACAACAGTTGCGTCTGGAGAAGAGAACGCTGTTACGATTCCACTTGAGTTATAATTAACAGTCATTCTTGTTTGGAAATAACCATTAACTCCAGCACTTGTATCTACAGATAATACTCTCTGATGAGTAAAATCATAGTAAGATTGATTGCTTGCCGATAAGGAAACATAGTCTCCAACTCCAAAGGGAACTTGAGTTCCTTCTGGGACAGTAATAATAGTAGTTGTTCCTGTAGTTACTCCAACAACTCTATTTGAAGCCTTCGTAAGGGCTAAAGTTGTTGGTTCGTTGGCAGGAATAAAATAATCTGCAGTAGTTGCTGAAGGTGTTGCCCCAACAGAAATATGAGCTGCAGCACCAACGGCAACAACTCTCAAAACATCAGAACGAACGGTAAAAGCAGATGATGTAGATGCAGTTCCTGCACTAATTGCAAATGAGGATCCAGCCCCAACTGGTCTATGAGCCATTATTTTTAATAATACACTTTTAGTTATTTATTAATTATCTAGTTTCTCTCCACTGAATAGCCGTTCTTACCGGATATAAACTGCTTGAATGATTTCATTCTTCCTCTTCTTCATCTTCGTAAGAAAACATATTTGCTGCTACTGTTGGACGAAAAGCATCAATTTTTTCAGCAGACTTTGTAAAAAGAAGTTCTTTAATTTTATCACTAACTTGAGATGGTGATTCGTCAGCAATAATCATATCCAGGAGATCATCCATTGTTAATACCTATAACTAATCGTTTTTATTTATATTTCACCACCCTTGGGAATTTTTGGAGATGATGGTGGTTCTACACCAGTAAGTTCTGTTGATGCTCCTTGAGAATCTAAACTTGGTTCCATCACTGGCGATCCAAGATCCATTCCTGCTTGACCATCAGCGCCAACTTCCGCTCCAGGTTGTGCTGGCATTCCAGTTGCCGGATCGATCGGTGCATTTGGATCTGGAATAAGACCATTTTCAATTTCTTTCTTGATCAGTTCATCTTGTTCAATAATATCTACATCAGTTTGTCTTAAAACTTTGCGGCGAACATAATCTAGAGAGAAATATTTTCCAACATATGGCTCTGCAGCTGCGACCATATTTAATCTTTCTCCAAGAAGTTCTGCTTCTTTTAGTTCTGCAAAATGATTATCATAAAGGAAATCGTATTGAATATGCTCACTCATTATCTCCCAATCTTCTGTGGTTACGATATTTTTGAGTATCAATTGAGTTTTCAATATATCATTAAACATGTTTGAAAATCTCTTTCTCAGTCTTCCAACAAACTTACTAAACTTAAGTTCGTCTCTAAGAATTTCTGATGAACGTCCCAAGTTAAATCCACCCTCACCATCCATTCTTGATGGGGGTACATTTAGTGAACGATAAAGTTTCTTTTTGAAATATTCAATGTCAGTAATTTCTCCCAAGTTTTGACCACCTGGAAGAGTAGTGATTTCAGTTCCTCTACCACCTTCACGGCGAGGAAGCCAGAAATCTTCAAGCATTGCCATGAACTTTTTATCGTCACGAATTTCTCCAGTGCTTGCATCGTAAACTAACTTATTACGATAGCGCATCATAACATCACGAAGATATTGTTCTGCCTTAATCTTTGGAAGATTACCAACGTCAATATAGAAAATACGACGCTCAGGTGCGCGTGATAGTCTGTAGATAACTAGAGAATCCTCAATCATGCGAAGTTGATTGAGAGACTTGATTGCTTTATGTAAATATGAAAGAGTATTACCTTTATTTCTATCTACAAGACCAGAGGTGCAATATGTGATTGAATCTTTTGCTATTTTGATTCCTTGACTTGCACTGGTGTTATTTACGTTTCCTGTTGGATAACCTGCTTGTTTTGGACTGTAAATAAAATACTCTTCAATTTCTGGAAAATTATAATCCATTGGATTATCAGTTTTTCCACCAAGTCTTCCTAGTAAATACTTCTCATCTTTTTTTGGATCTTTTTTCTCTCTTCTAATGTGACGCATTTTCATAGCGTCAATATATCTGAGTTCTTGAATACCTTCCTCAGGTCTTTTTAAATCTATAACTTTATGGTAATAAATTCTACCATCAATATACCAGTTTCTATAGATTTCATGACACTTTTTATCAAAGTCCAATAGATCTAAAATAAACTTAAATTCTTTTCTGATTTTTTTCTTAATACCATCACTAGCGTTCAAATTATCCAAGTCAATTTGAACGGGAGTGTCATTAGTATCAGAAACAATAGCTTCATTTACAATATCTTCAATGGCACTGTCAACTTCTGGATGAAGTGCCATTTCTCTATATCTTTTAATAAGCTCAAACTCAGTTCTATATACTCCTTCAATATCAACATATGAACCAAAAAACCCACTACTCATGTAGTGGTCAACCCCATCCTCATTGTTTTGAGGAATGGGGGACACTGTAGTGGGTGTTTTGTCTTCAGTATTCTCTAGAGAGAATCCAAATAATTTTGCCATAATTTATGTTTTGATTTCTACTATTTATTATGATTTTGCAGCGGCACTAGTGGAAGTTAGTTCGTAGGACTGAACTTGGAATTCAACCGTGAACTCTTCAATAGTGTCTGAAGAATCATATGATAGATCAATTTGAGAAATATTAGTTGGGAAAATATCTTTAAAAGTATAAACTTTAAGAATAGAGTTATCCGAACCAGCATTTGATGTGCTGCTTGGAGTTGAACCTCTTCCCAACTGATAAACAGTTGCATCTGTCATGTATGATGCTGGTTGGGTTGCACCAAGATTGTTATCAAGTTTGGATATTCCTTCCATCCATGCTTCAAAAGCATTTCTGAGTTTGAAGTCTTCATCATTGATGATGGTTACAGTCCAAGTATCAAATGTTCTGTCTCCAGCAACTTTGAAGATTCTTCCACGGAATGGAACGTCAATGGATCCAATATTTGATGCTGGCAGAGCAGCAGACTTGCACATGTAAGTAAATTTATCAGAATCCCAACTAGTTCCAGTAGCAGCTGTGGGGAATGATGCAAGTTCTACCTGGAACAGGTTAGGACGAGCGCCACCACCAATGAGTGCTGACTTAAACTGAGAAACTGTTTTTAGTTTTGCCATGATTTTTTCCTCCTTTGGTTATTTATTGAATAGTTATCAAACTGTACCAGCTACTTCTTCAAAGCTTACGCCAGTTCTAGTAGCAACAAAGGTCAGAGTTACATAGTTGATAGACTTCGCTGGTTTTAGGAAGATATCAGCTCTGAATTCATTGTTATCAATAACATCAGGAGTGTTGTTTGTTTGATCACAAACAACGAGGAATCCAAAGAGACCTCTCTTTGCCTGAACATCGCGGAGGTATGGTTCAACAATGTTTCTGAAGTTTGCTCTCGTCAGTTCATCGTTCAGTTCAAAGAGTTGCGCTTGTGCTGCTCTCTGAAGTGCCTGCTCAATTGTGAGGAACAGACGACGAACGTTGATTCTATCAAACGCTGATGCATAACCAAGTGCAGTTTTATCACCGAATAAGAGAGTACCGATTCCAGGTTGAGTTACGATTGCGTTTACTCTTTGTGGATAGAGTTGATCTCTTTGTGCTTTATTTGGATTGTATGCAAGTTTAATAGCGTTGTTAATAATACCGCGTTGCTGTCCAGCTGGTGAGAACCAAGGATATGCAACAATATTTGTACGGCACATTAGACCTGCGACATCAGCGTTACAAGGAATGTAACGGAACTTATTGTTAAATCTGTCATAGGTGTACTTGTATCCACTATCAAATACTGCATATGATGAAGAGTTTAGTGAACTAAAGTACTTGATAAGATTGTTTGTCTGAGTCGTAGTATTGGTAATACCGATTAGGTCTCCTCTGTGAGGTCCAATAGTAGCTACACAATCTTTTCTTGTTTCTGCAAGAGAGATTAGATATTGTGCTTTTGCTTGAGAATCTGCTTGGTTGTCAAATCCAGGACCCATGATTAAGTAATCAACTTGAATCTCATCTTTATTTGAGAATAAGTTGTAAGAGTTTACAAGATCTCCTAGAGTTGGTTTCATTCCACCAGAAGCAGAATAATCAACACCTCCAGTGAGAGTATAAGTTTTATTACCAATAGCACCGAAAGTTACATCTTGTGCATTAAGACCCCATAAACCATCTGCCGTTGAGATTGGAGTAAAGGATGCCGAAGCAACTCCGGAATATGTTGTAAAACCAGTTGCTCTTGGTGATGTTCCCCAATGTGAGTCTGCACCACTTGATGGGTTGCTTCCTGCATAAATCTGGGAAGAGAAATCTGCAAGATATTGCTCATACCAGATTTTCTGTGGAGAATTAACTGCCGAAACAGCGTCTAACGCCTTAGAAAGTCCAACATGCTTCTCAAGAAGAGTTGCTTGATTTCCAGTAATAGTTCCAAGATCATCAACAACTACAATGTGAAGTTCGTCATTGTACGAATTTCTTTCAGTAGCATATCTAGTTGTACCAGGTTTTGGTGCAATAGTTTTCCAATAAATTGTGGTGTTTGTTAATCCTAAGGTTTGGTTGTCATACCAGTCAGAGATTGACGCTGCTGTTGCAACACCAGCTTGTGCTCCTGAACTATTGATGAACTTTAAGTTATTTCCAGAAGCAAAGGATTCATAAGTGCTTCCCTCTGCGTAGCTGATTCTTGTCTCTGTTCCTGCAGAAGAAACTCTAGAAAGAATTTTAACATCAATAGTTGAATTGCTATTTGTTGCGTCGGTTGACACTCCAACAATAATACCCTTTAGATAACCGGTAAATGTTGAAGTAGAACCTGTTCCAGGTAAAGTAACACCTGTTAGAGTAACAGTAACACCGTATCCAACAGTTGCACCTAAACCAGCAAGACTAGTTGTAGTAATACCAATAGTTTGGTCTGCATAGTCGTCAATGAAGCAAACCTTCATATTGTTTGCCCAAGAACCTGGGTTCTTTGCAGCATAGGTGAAGTTATTTGCTTCTGAGTAATTATTGATATAATCGTCGTAGTTATCAATATCCAGAGATGCAGTTGAAGCAGCGCCTACACCTGCATTTGCGTTGTTCAGTGTAGAACCACCAGTTCTTACAACCTTTAGAACTCCACCATATGAAAGGTATGATGCCGCACTCATCCAATATTCGTATTGGGAATCTGTTGAGAGTGGTTTTCCGAATACGTTGATTAAGTCTTGCTCTGTAGTAATGTCAATTGGGTAATCAACTGGTCCGATTGGGAAAGGTCCTGCAATCGCTCCAATATTATCTAAAACATTATCAGCTCTTCCTACTGTTAAGTCAACCTCTCTGACGAGTACGCCTGGAGATAATTGAGGAGTCGCCATGTTTTTCTCCGTAAAGTCTCAGTTTATCTGAAAATATTTATTAAAAAGTTACTTTTCGCGGGGGAAATATGACGTGAATCCTACCAGTCTGGATATTCCCATATTAACTTGCTTTGCTGAGACTTTTTTGCTGTTGTTATTCTTTTTACCGTGCATTCTTTACATTCATATGAATATGAAGATGCAACTGGACCTCTATCTTTACGTGTTCTATAAAAACCATCTATTAAATTTTTTGCTTCTCCACATACCCTACATTTCCTATCAGTGAGTAATAAATGACCTAATTTTAATTGTTTATCAAGTTCCATTACTACTGATATTCCCACATATACGCCATGTCTCCATATTCATCAGTAAACCACCTATCTCCACTAGAATCAACAAAACTATCACCATCTTCTATGCCGTCGCTTATAAAACCAAAAGGTGCCATGTCTTGTTCAATTTGATTTTTTTGTTCCTCATACAATCTTTTTCTCACATCTTGGTCCGTAAGTTCTTTGAAATAATCTTGAGCAACTAACCAAGCATATATTACAAGACACATTGCCAAATCATCGTTACAACCTTCTTCTGCTTCAAAAGAATTGTGTTTTTGGATGAATGTAGTCAGTTCAGAAATAATTTCATAATCATTTAAAAATAGTTTGTTTTCCTCAATCATTGTCTTGAGATTTAAACATCCAACTTTTTTTACAGTTTTGGACATTTTAACTCCCAATTGAGTTTTCTTTCCAGAAAATCCTTGCCCAACAATTTGACCAGCTCTACCTCTCATTGAGCACATTAACAGATTTTTATATTCCAAATCATACTGGAGAATACTTGCTACTTGATCTCCAACATCATTTACTTCACAAAGAATATACGCTTCGTTGTAACTTTTTCCGACCTCTTCTATTATGCTTGGAAAAAGCATGGGTTTTATCTCATTGTTTCTGTACTTAGCAACAACTTTATGTGGAAATTGTGTAATATCCACAACAGTAAATGCAGAGTAATCATTTCCAACCCCTCTAGCAACGTCTACAGTTATCAAGTAGTCATGATTCTCAACTACATCCTCATAAACATCTAAACCCGCGCTACGGGTCTTGGGGGCATCGTAGACGAGGGTTCTGAGCTTGCTTGGTGCAATGAGTGTATCAACAGATCCCAGAAACTCACACTCAAACTCAACCTTGAACTGTTGTTCGGAAGTATTAGCAATTGTTTGTTTTTTCCACTTTTCATCGCGTCCAGGAACTTCACTCCAATGAACGTCAGTGAAGACATATTCATTTTTACCTTTTTCCGCATCATGCCACATACGGTAGAAATGATTCATACCGTGCGGCGTAGAAACTATGATGACTTTTGTTTGTTTACCAGAAGTAATAGTAGGATAAACAGATGCAAAGAACGAGTCTGCAATATGGTTTGGAACGAAGGCGAATTCGTCAAGGAAGAGGATATTAAAAGACATACCTCGGACAGCACTCGCAGATGTAGAAGCTGCCAATATCTTACTGCCATTTTCCAACTCTAGTGAACCTTTATTCCAAGAAATAATACCTTGCTGCATCCACTTCGGCAAGTTTTCGTATGCAGTTTGCAGTCTATCTAATAGTTCTCTTGCAGTTGCTGCTTTGTTTGCAAGAATACCGATATTTACATTATCATTAAAGACTGCATAGTGTAAAAGAAAAGCAACAACAGTTGTTGATTTTCCTGTCTGTCTAGGCATTTTACAGATATTAAATCTGTGATTGTGAAAGTTATTAATTAACTTTTCTTGGAAATGATATGGTTTAAAAGTTTGCAAACCATGATCAAGAGTTACAATTTGTACATAGTTGTTTGCAAAATAAACAGGATTATCCTTGCACTTTACAAACTCAAGAATTTGCTCTTGAGTAAACTCAATAGGGGTATTTGCTTTTTTTAAAAGTGGATTACCAAGATAGACATCATTTGGCATAATAAAAACCTACGTATTAGTTACAGTTCCAACGTCTAAGTGCTTTGTTAATTCTTGAATCAGGATCTCTTGCAGTTTCTGCAGAAGTTAGTTTTGATTTCATGCCTTTCATACGTCGGCAAAAGTTAGCACGACGCTTTGCTCTTTTGCCAGTAGGCTTTTTTTCAGTTACTGCCGTTTGAAGTTTTGAACCTGGATTTTCACGACGATATGCGTCTACCGCTTTTTGGCTTAAACCATCAGTTTTGTCTTGACGATTGACTTTTTGCCAATCTTCTACTTGAAAAAATGGTTCTCCTGGTTCACGTTCAGTTACTTTAGAATAGATTACTTTTGCGCCAGGATATACTTTTTGAATTTGCTCCTCAACTTCTTTTTTACTTGGAAGTTTTGATTGCGGGAAAAATATCTTAAGAGAATAACTCTTTCCTCTCCACATACAAATAACCATCATTAAATTTCCAGTCTTTGCTTGAATTCTTGTTGCTTCTTGAACTTTAATTGGGTCTGGTTTAATTAAATCTATAACTTCTGCAAAAGTATTACCATCTGCATCTTCAATCGTAACATCTTCCGCTTTTACGCATCTGTTATATTTTTTGCCAAATAGAGTCTGAGTTCCTTTTTTCTTATATCCAGGCCAGCACTTCATTTCATCCATTTCTCCACCAGCAACATAATCTGCTGCAGTGTCAATATAATCTGCTGCCTTAGTGATCTTTGATTGTACCCATGCTTCCAAATTTCCTTCACCCTTTCCCACTGTCATTCGAAGTCTTTTTACTGCATCTTCAATGGTTTTGAGATCGGATCTAACCATAGA